CAAAGATCTAAAACATCGTCACTCACACGGTTAGTAGCATTAATATTGTAAAATACTCTAACATCGCTTAACCCTTTACTGGCTTCAATGTTTTGTAATAGTTTTACATGTGCATCACTGAGCACAGGATCGCCTCCGCCGTGAAAGTGTACGCTTTTAATATTTTTAAGATGTTCTAAATTATCAATAGTAACGTATTGATTTTTTCTATATAAAAAATTATCTGTGCTAGTGTCAGGATAAAGTTTAGCCCAATCGCTAATCCATTTACTGCTGTTTTCCGGTCCGCATATAGTGCATTTAAGATTGCACAAGTTACCCACACTATAGTCCAGTGCTATAGGCGTATCTGTAAGATTTATGTTGGTGTCTTTGTGATAGTTTTCGTACATTTCTTTACTGCCCATGCGTCTACTAACAAGTCCTGCTTGTTCTGCTCGATAACAATTATGACAGCCTGGGATAAGTTCTCCTTGCGCTACACTATCAATAATGGCAAGATGTTCTGCACCGAGCCATGCCTGATCGGGTGTAGTATCTTTAGCGATATATCCGCTATAAAAACTGCAAGGATTGTATCCTATTGTATTTCGTGTACTCCAAAAGGCTTGATTTTTAAATATCTCATAACAAAAACCTGGCTTAGACTTAATATCTTTATTCACTTTTAAGTCCGGCTAACATGTCTTTAAGTTTACTACTCTGTACGCTTGCTGTAATCTTACCTACCTCTGGATCTTCGCTTTGAGGTTTGAGTGTGCTTAAAATGTTGCCTGTTGGTTGATTTTCTTCTTCACCTAAGTCACGTATACGCAGACTATTAACATCAAATTCTAAATCAACCTTTTGTCCAACACCACTACTGCTACGTGTTTTCATAAGTTGTAACTGATACCTACCACGTTCTCGCATTGCTCTACTTGTAAAGATACCAAACACATTGTCCGCTGTATTAATCTTACTAAGGCCGCCTGCAATGTGAGAATGATCAAACTCAATCTCTTCTACTGCACCTCTGTTTAACTGTGAGGCTGTTACAAATATAGAATTAAGTTCTTTTGCTAGGTTACGCAATTCTTCACTAACATATTTGTCTTTAACAAACAAATCATTAGGACTTACTTTAGCACTAACAGGCATAATAAGATCTAAGTAATCAATTAATAAGAAGTCAAACTTTATATTTTTTGTAATTTCAAGTTCTTTAAGGTATGCACGTATATCGTTTACTGTACTTTGTGCAGGCAAATATTTAAGTTGCAACGATCCTGCTTTCTTTCCTATCATTTTAACCTTCATTTCTAAAGTATCCAACTCTTTAAATATTTGACTACTTGCAATGTTAGTTAACATGCTATCAATACGCATTGCACTTAGTTCTTCACTAAGTTCTAATGTAATGTACACACCATTATAACCTGCTGTTGCCCAGTTCACAGCCAAGTTCTGCATAAACAAACTCTTACCAGAGCCACTGCCACCTGCAAAAATGTTTAGTTCGCCTTTGTTCATACCACCAAACAGTTTCTTATCTAGTGCAGGCCAGCCTGTGCTTACTTGCCCATTATTATCCTTAAGAGCCATAAGTCTAGCACGAGGATTTTCAAAGTAGTCTGTACCTAAATCTTTTGTGAGACTTATTTGCACAGCATCTTTGATTAGTTTTTCTACAGGATCATACTCGCCCTTCTCTAACAAGTCTGCACTCTTAAGAATTGCACGTTCTAATTCTTGTCTGCGTGTAAAGCCTTCAAACTCTTTCATAAACCAATCGTTGTGGCCTTCTTGCATCTCAGGAATAGGCTTTAGTTCTACACCAGTAGTTGCTTTAACTTGTTGATACGTAGGCATGGTTGCATGGTTAACACTATGCTCTTTAATAAAGTCTGCTACATCTTTTAAACTACGATCAAAGTTATCCGGATTAAAAATGTTTTGCACTCGCACAAAATTTTGTGCATCATTTAGCATCATTTCTAAAAATAACTTTTGTAAATCGGGTGTGTATTCTTTACTCATAATATTCCTTTAATGTCTGAGAATCAGGAAATTCATTTAGTCCATAGCATTTTAATTCTATACCTTGCTCTCTTAGGTGGTGTTGTATCATTGCTTCATGTATAATACTTCCTGTAATTTTGCTTGGCCTGCCTTGTTTATACTCGTTATAATTATTCCAGTCATCCCAAATCTTACCCTGTCCATTAAACCAATGTTCAGTTAAATTATAAAATAATTTGCGATCAATTATATTACACCCTATATTTCTAATTAAGTCTTCTACTATACGCTTATAATACGCAAAAATGTCGTGCGTGTCAATACATTTAAATCCCAATAACTCTGCAAGTCTCCAGTTCTCTTGCATCTGCGGTATCCACCATTGCATCAACGATAAACTTACTAGTTCTCTTTTCTCCCATATGTCATAACTTTCTATATCGTGTGTAAACGATTTAACATGTACAGGAGTTTTTTGATGTGCAAACAAAGCAAACTCTGCGCTTCTTTTGTCCTTAGGGCCTATGTAATATTTTATTCCGTCTTGCTTGTTTATATGTTTTAATATTTTATCACCCTTCATATCTACCATTGGTGCAATAGGAGTAAACACATTATCCGTTGCCTTTTTATATTTTGGGTTAAAAAGTTCACTTTTATTTGTAGGATGCCATTGTTTATCTTTTCCGGTTGCAACAACAAAATTGTCATGCGGTCGCCAATAACCCCCTTGTAAAGGCAAAGTATCTAAGTCTACGCAACCAGAACGTAATATCATTTCTATACTGCTAGCGGCACTGCCAGGAACAAAACATAACCAAATATTCACAACTTTTCCTTAATTTGTTCTGCTAACCATTCATGTGATTCTTTACCCGGACTACCCATTTTGTATATGTCTAACCTTGCTCTGCGATCAAAATTATTAAACAAGCAAACCCACAGGTCTTTATTAATAAGTTTAACTGCTTCTTGCAATGAAATAAATCTATCTTTTATTTCATGATCGTCATAATCATCTACTTGTAATATATTTTGCATTGCATATGACAAATCTTTTGGCTTTTTTAATTTATCTACAGTCAACAGTTCGTCGGTCCATGGCAGTGATCCGTCAATAAACGTTATTCCTACTTTAAATTCTTTTGATATTCCCTCTAATATATTACAATACTCGCAAATAAGCAAACATTCATTATACCATCGATCATTTTGGACAACGTGTCCTCCGGGAGGAAGTTCAATATTTCTATTTACTAAATGATTATAACTACCCCACTGTATAAAGAAGTGTTTGTACTCTTTTGAAACCATACCTTTTAATACTCTACGCACCATCTGAGGATTTGATATACATTCTTTAGCAAAGTTATCAAAATTGTTACTAACAAGCGCAGGATAAGGATTAAAAGGTTTATCGCCAAACATGGTTATCGGGCCGCCGATGAAGAAGTCTTTCATAGTTTTTTCCTTAACAAATTAATTTTTATCCTATTATGCTGTTTAGCATTTATAATACTTTTTAATGTAAACAATCTTCCGTATCGAACAACTGCGGCATTAATATCCTTTACATCATTGTCCCATTCAGGAAAACTAACACTCCAGCCATATTTTAATGCTTCGTCAACTAATGCCTGTCCTGCTTCGTCCCTATCCGGCACTACAATAATTTCTCTACCCAAAGTATCTACAATCTCTGCTTGTATCTCACTAACCCTGTTGCTTAGTACAGCAACTCCGTTAACACTCATAGCATCGATTGGCCCTTCGCATAATATAGAAAATTTAGCAGAAGCAGATTGATTATCTATACCATACACATAATTTGGTTCAAAATTATTAAAATACTTTGGTTTGGTCTCTGTGTCAGTGGCCCGCGAAGTTGACCCTATGACATTACCCTGCCAAGTAAATGGTATAATAATCCTACGATACATACGCCCTGGCTTAGTATCGCTCCAGAGTATTTTATTTAAAGGTAGTTTCCGTTGCTTACAATAGTCTACAATATGCGGCGGGCCCAACTTTGCTTCTATAGCATTATCCGGCAACGGTCTTACTTTAAACTCTACTTTTAGTTCTGGTTCCTCAAGTTCTACTTCTCCTATCTCGTCTTTTATGCGAAGGGCTTCGAAAGTTAAACGCTGTCTCTCATTGTCATCAACGCCTAACCAATCTAGTAGTTTACGTAACTTAAAACTAATATGCCGCCCGGGTTTCCATCCAGTCTTAAATCCACAGTTAAAGCAATGGTAACTAATACTATCGCCATCTGTTATAACACCACCTCTACCTCTTTTATCTGTATTCTCACCATTATGATGACAGCAGATAGCATTAAAACTAACCCACCCAGATGGTGCTCGTTTACTTCTCGGCAAATGGTCAAAGATCGCTTGCTGAATAGAGTTCATATATGTATTATACTATCTAATTCCGATTTAATCAATTGAAATATTTGTACATGCCCTAGGTCATTTGGGTGTAAATGATCCGCTATGTACTTTGACTTACTTTCCTTATCATTACCAATAGCGCCTAACTCGGTAACCATACCCGGAACACAATCAACATGCATATAGCGCAAGTTATTCAAATTACATGTAGTTTCTACAATGTGACGAGGATACCAAGTGTGCAAGTTTTCTATATATTCGCTATGTTGATTTACTAGGTAATCTTTACAACTATCTACTAATGCACTGCCTCTCTTCTTTCCTTGCACATAATTCATATGTTCCCAACGTTCAGTTCTTTTGTTATACCAACTTTGTCTATTAGGATGACTCCATCCAAATATTACTAGATCGTTAGTAGTAATCTGCTTGTACTGCTCACAAAATTTAAGCGCAATGTGGGAATTACTTGAACTACTTTCGCTCTGTTGAATAAATTCATAATTTAAATATTCGCTAACCAATAAACCATATGGTCTAGTTGCTTCTTCTCCCAAACTAACACTACATCCATATTGCCATACTTTCATGTTAAACTACACTCGAAGGCTTGCAAATTTTCGTAAACGTTTTGCAAACCATTTGTGTCCTTGTTCGTTTGGGTGGCCGCCCTCAGCAAAATAAGTTTCTTCTCGGAGCTCTTCTTCTTTTAATAATACTTGTTGCATACTAAGGCCTTTACAAAAATAATTGCTATAATTATTCTCAACTGTATTAGGCAATGCATCAAACTGTATAATGTCTATATCGTTTATCTGACATACGCTGTTAACAAATAATTTTGCTTGATTAGTTAAATTATTATTTCTATTAGGATGTGCTACCCAGTCTTTAAAACTTCGCTTAAATCGTTTCTCTACTTCGTTACTTATAAAGCCACTGTGTACCCAACCATCGTCCCACCAACTCATTCTATCAGGTGCTGTCCAACCAATACACACTACACACTCTTCTTGGGTATCTCTTGATTGAAACCAATCATAAAATAATTGACTTATTGCATAGTTACTACACGCAGGCTCTGCTCTATTATCATACCCGCAATCAAATAGTTTAGCGAGTTGACCTAACCAAACGCTCTGTTCTCTATATGGTTTATTTTCGTAGAAATTATTCCAAACGTCTAGGCCGTTTCCAGAATAGTTTTCTAAAAGTTCAGGGTTTAGAAGTTCACTTCCATAAGTGAAACTGCAACCAAATCCTACTAATTTCATTATGGTCTATATAATACTTGACTCAAAGTTCCGGTAGTTGTTGCTCTTACGAAACGGATTGCGGCATACACCCCGGTCCAATTGAATGTTACATTATCCTCTTGTGCGCTGTAAGTTTTTGTGTCTATAGTAATAAAATCATTTGCATCAACACTACCTGTGGTTGGATTTAGTGTTCCTTGCACTTGTAATGTTCCTGTAAACGCTGACGAGAAACTTACAACTGCGGTATGCAATGCTGAATTTCTATTAATGTTTTGATCTAAGTAAAGTATTGATCCTGTATTGCCTGCACTAAAATCTTCTTTAGTGCTTTCTTTAAACGTTGGGTATACACCTTCAACTAATTCTAGTGTACCGTTTGCGCCGTAGGTATCATCACTATAACCAATTTGCGTGTTGTCTTCACCGTCAACTACTTTAAATGCATACGTATAAAACTTTGCATCTAAGTTTAACATATCACCTTCTGTTAACTTAATCTTGCCTACACCTTTGTGCGGGTCTATGGCTTCTACAGTTCTAGATATAGTTGTTGTGGATGTTTCCTTATCTATAATAACAAGTGTTACAGTCTTGTCGAGAATACTAACTGGCTTCTGATCCCTGTTTTTTAAGTTAACACGGATGTCGTTATCAATACCCCGGTAGACTTTTATGTTTGGTGTGTAAAATTGGCTCATATCGGTTCCTACGGCTGTATCAACTGCTACAACGTCAACATTTTGGTTATATAAGTATGTAGTAATAGTTGGCATACAACTATTTATAGAAAAAACACAATGGCTAATATAACAGAACAAACAATAAAAAATTATCCATTTCTGAGTTTAGTAAAATACGGCGGTTCAGAATACATAGGTATTATACAAAATTTTGACGATACAGTTATGAGTATCTACGAATATAGCAGAGTTACCTCTGAAAATATGCGCTTACGCTTCCTTGAATTAGGAGAAAATTGGTGGTACGAAAGTAATAGACAAGTACCAATTAATTTATTTTTAAAGGAAGAATGGATCTTTACAGATACTCTTGTAAATCTGAACTCGAAAGATAGCGAAGTAACATTTGGACCATCAGTTAGTATAAATGAATTAGCAAAGAAACGAACTAAAAGACGTAATATTCAATTAGTTAAGAAGGTTAAGTAAGTTCATATGTACTACAACTAAATGAGCATATGCTATGGCATGTGCTTTTTTAAATGAATAATCGCTACTTTTCTGCCAAACAGTTTGGCCAACTTCTGCCCAATCTTTGTTACGCAAGTGACTCTTGCCGGGACGCATAACTGCTAAAAACATAGCCATACGAGGAATACTGTCAGGCTTCATACTGCATATTAATTCGTAATGGTTGCCAACATGTATTAGTTTCTTACAATACTCCTCATCTTCCCATAGCCTATTCCATAGTGGTTCTTCAGTCATTAACTTCACAAGGTGTAGTTCATCTTTAACATTTTCATACACACCAACGTTAAGAAGATCTAATTTAAAGTACCCTAACTGCTCTGCTAATTTATGATCAATGGTAGTAATACCATCACCTGCGACAGGAATGTCTGTAAAGTACACACCTGTGTTATGCTTTTTATTATTTCCTAAACGTGCAGGTGTCCCATTTATATGATTAAGTACACTCGTACGATCAGCAAAATCTATGTCAATATCTGGTAAGTCAATCATAACTTAGCCTCCTTTAATATATGTTTTACCCATTCTGCATCTGCCATATAGTCTACAAACTTACGTTTCCAAAACTCCGGGTCAATATACGGATAAATTATTTGTATTTGTTCATCATTTAGTTTATCCATAAAAGCAACACCACTATCACAATTAAAAATTACCCAAGAACTAATCCTTCCTGACCTTATAAGATGCGTTGCTTTATTAGTATTAGCATATAAGAAGAAATGATTAAACGTACTATCATTTTCTTCAGCCCACTTAGTCATTGTATTAATGCTACGCTCTAAAGCATCTTTAACGTTTTCTTTACGTAGATGCCCGTACAAGAACTCCTCATAGAACTGATCCTTAGTCCAATAATCAAGTTTCTTGTTAGTATTAATCACATGGTCGATAAAGCCCCTAGTATTAATTGCTTTAATATTAACCATGTGACGGCCAAACTTAACAAAGGCATTATAATAAGGACTTTCACAAAAATCCGTATACCCTTTAAGTTTAGCAGAGCCTTGTGTAAGCTCGTAGAATCTGAGATAGGATTGCAATCCGAGTTGTACACCTGCATCCTTCTCTTGTTGCGCTCTACGTTTCTGCTCACACACGTGGGCGGTTAGTGTACTTTCTTTACGAAATCCACGACCACAGTAGCGGCATTTGAATTCTTTTTCTTCCATTGTTCTGTTTAGTATAGCATCTATAACTACTTCTGTAAAGTCTGTTGTCATGTTTAATGGCGCCTTTTTTTGCCATCAAACACACAAACAAAGTAGCAACCTTCTGATCCTGCATATACACGATGAAACACACCGTCTTTTATTAGTACTACATCTCCTGCACTAATCTCAAACGTATCATCATCTAGTTCCATGCGACCATTGCCACGTATAAAATAATAAACTTCTTCCTGACCAGCATGCCGATGGCCAGTAGTACTCTTCCAAGCGAATAAGTCAGTTGAACTTACTACTAATTCATTTAACGTATTGTTATCTTTTACTACGTAGCGATCATCTACCTTGGCAACCTTACTACTAATATCATTAATATGTAATTTCATAGTTCATTCCCATGCTGTTGCACTAGTTTCTTGAGATCTTTTTTTGTCATAGTCTTTGCTAGCAAATCAAGTTCATCATTTTTAGCATTTGGATACAATTTTTCCAATACTTTACGTGATTTATTATCTGAGGTTTTCTTTTTAAACCCTACCCACTGATGAAATTGATTACCCATGCCGGGACTTACCGTGCATAATAGTTGCCATACTAACTTAGGATGCTTTGCTAAATCAAAATAACTTTTATTGACACGTTGATTCGTTGCCATAAGATAGTATGCATGTAAGTCCGAACTACCTTTTACAATACTCATATACCTATTAAGTAAGAATGGCGTTACTTGCTTCTTATGCTCATCAGATAGACTATCATAAAAAGACATATCTTTTCTATCCAATGCATTTAACACTTGATTAAGTGGAAGTTTATCAGGCAAATTTA